CCCACATGGGGGGCCTGGTCAACATCCACATATTGTGGGTGGGCCAATTATGTATTTATTAATGCATAAGATTCTGCGTTGATCACGCTGATAACCTAAACGATCACGACGTGCCGATATAGGCACCAAGGAGGTGTCTATGTTTGGACAGTCAAAATTAACATTAGGTCTTGGCATTGCTCTTGTAATCTTCACAGTGAAGACTATACTCAGTGCCTTTGGTATCGAGATTCCCGATTTCGGGAGTCCTACGTTACCAGCTGAACATCCTTTTAACTAAGGGGCCAATTATGTATGAATCATGGTCCCAGCCACAAAAACAGTGTGTAGCTTACTGGAATCCGTGCGCCAAGAAGGTCACTACGACCCATTGTACGGGCGGACAACAGGAAGATACTGCTGTGTTAGGTAACGTCGTCGTTTCTGTTGACGAAGTTACTTCGTGGCGCGGTAAAAAGGATGTAAAGGAGAGTCGTTCATTTGAACGGTTCAGCTATAAGCTGAATGGCGGGGAAGAACTCCGTCGCTTTTTCGTCTGCGCGCAGCACCACAGCTATGATACCTACCGTTGTAAAGATGGTGGTACAGGCTGGATCGAGGGGGTATCAATTTTATCCCCTTCTCATCCTTGTTGGATGAGTTCACCTCCGGATTTAGGCTATGAGTCATACAGACTCACCGATGATCAACGGCGTTATAGAAATTACGTTATAACAAAGTTGTTCGGTAAAGCTAATAAACCGAGGTTCAATGGTGCTACGTTTTTGGCAGAGTTGGGTGAGAGTATTTATTACATAAGAGATATTCTCATGCAAGTTGTCAAAATGGCGAAATTCACTAAGGGCATTATTCGACGGGGTGCGAATCCCGAAGAAGCCTGGCTTGAATGGCGCTATGCAGTCCAGCCCCTAATGTTAGCAGTTGAGGATGTTGTTGAAGCTATGCAACAACAACGTCCCCGCTCCAAAGTTCAAACTTTTAAGAACTTTGGTGAAAAGGTTGTACGTAATGAACATTTGTTCACGTATAATCCCGGGACCCTCCTATTCCGATCAAAGTACACTACCCGTTTTCGGGCGGGTGCTGCGCTCTGGATCAATTCGCAACACGATCCATCCCCTTGGGGTGGTAGTTTAAACGACATGATTCAGGCTGGTTGGGAGATTGTTCCTGCGTCCTTTATCATTGATTGGTTTATCGGAGTGGGGGCTTGGTTAGCCTCATTGCGAAACACCAACATTGATTTGGGGAACAGGTACGCCACACTTGTGTGTGAACATGAGTATGACGTGTGGGTCGATACTGCTGGATCTACCGCAAATTGGACGTTCTACAACTGGGAATGTCCGACTGAGAATGATCCAATTACTGTCCGCTCTCACACTATTTCCCGTATTATTGGGGATGATGTGAGCCCGTCGTTCCTCCCTGGCCTCTATCCTGGGAAGCAGACTCTGCTTCACAAGTTAGATGCTCTAGCCTTAACCGTAGCCCTTATTAAGGGGCTTAGGAGGTAGCTATGGCCATCGATGGTCTGACTATCAAAGAAGGGGCAACTTACACCCCTTCCGGAGGCACAGACATTACGTTTGTTGCTTCTGGAGAATCGGTAGCGAATGGCGTCGTCGTTATTAATGAAGACGAAGCCGATTTCTACGCTCGCGAAAAGATTTACGCGACCGCCCGTCCACCCGTTGTGGGTTCTGATGGGGAGTTCACCAAGCAAAAAGTATCCTTCCGGATAGTTGATCCGGGAGTACTCGCATCAGGTAAGATGAATTTTGACCTGCTGCGTATCGAGCTCGAGGTGCACCCAGAAAACGGGAACACTGAAGCCGATAAGCTGGTAAACTTGGGCATTGCTGCCCTGAACTCGGCCGACCTGCAATCACTATTCAGGTACGGCTCTCTCTCCTAATAAGTAAGGAGGACCCATCGTGAGACGATCACACAAGACGTACCACACGGAGCCATTGCTTAGAAAGCTTTATCAAGCAATGGTTAAGGACCTTAATCCTAAGGACCACAATTGGTTTGCGGACCCTAGAAATTATACAGGTCCAGGTTATTTATACTGGAAACCGTATGATTACAAGGTGATGCGCCAGTTGCAGCACATGTTCAAACGTGTGCTGCTGACGAGTGATCCATCTTTCGAAACTCTGCAAAAGGAAAGCCTCCTAGGTTTCCTACAGAGTCAAGAGAGTTTTGGGTTACCCGAGGTGAACTCATGTGCGAACATGGTAATCGAACGTGCGCGTGACTTATGTCACAAAGTGCTTGGTGAATTCGAATTTCATGAATTCTCTAAGCTATGCGCCTTCGGAAAACGTGCAGCACGTGAGCTTCCCGCAAGGGAATCTCACCTCGATCAGAGAGTCCGATCTCTTGGTGGCTCGCTGAGCCAGCAAGAGTGGTTTAAGGCGATCCTATGCTATGATATACATCTGCATAGGGCTTGTCGTCGAGCCGTTAAAACAATGGCTACGCACGAGTACCTTAAAATGACAGCGGTTCCCAAAAGCTTCAAGAGTGCACGAGTTATCGCGCCCGATACCATCTTGGGAGGTTTCCTCTCACGTGGGTTAGGGACGTTGATTCGCAAGCGCTTGGAGCAGGGGACACACATTCGATTGGCAAGTCAGCAGGACCGTCATCAGGAGCTCGCTCTGCGGGCTTCGAAGGACGGTTACCTGGCTACCATCGATATGTCAAAGGCATCAGACTCTTTTGTCTGGGAACACGTAGAAGCCCTTGTACCAGAGTCATGGCACGATATTCTGAAAACAGTTCGAACAGACACCATTATGGTGTCCGAACTCCCTTTTCAGTATAAATCGTACATGCTCATGGGTTCGGGTCATACGTTTCCGCTTCAGACGCTGCTTTTCTACTGCATTGTCAAAGCAGTGGTAGAGTTGGCGGGTTCCAAAGGTACTGTCGATGTCTATGGGGACGATATTTTGTTCCCAGCATCGTATAGTACTTATGTTGTGCAGATGCTGCACAGCCTTGGATTCACAGTGAATTTAGATAAATCGTTCACTGATGGCCCGTTTAGAGAGTCCTGCGGTGGTGACTACCACACAGGTATTGATGTCCGACCCTTTATGCCGGAACATGTGTGCGGATATTACCGCGCTCATGAGTACACAACCCTTCTTCATTTGTGGGCCAACGGTTTATTACGACGTTGGTCCTATGAGGAAGTTTCGACTGCTTACGATCTCATATTAAACGAGATTTTGAGCGTGTCGAAGGAGTTGTGTGAAGTACCAGTGAACGAGACGGAGACCGCCGGGTTGTATTTTATACCCGACAAATATTCGTCTTGCGCATCGTATGTAACATCACGATGTGGCTTACCAGCGTATAAACGCTTGGTAAGAGTACCTAAGAAACGTGTTCCAAAGCTTCTTAGGCCATATTACTGGTACAAACTGTGGACCAATCAGGCACCTTTTGTGGATCAACCTTATGACCTTAAAACAGTCATTAGGGATGTCAGAAAGGTGGTTAAACCTGTTTGGTTACAGGATCCGGTTTCACTTCTTGATAAGAATCAACAAGAAGTGAATAAGGGCCGCCCCGCAAAGTTTCGCTGGGAACAAGTGCCGCGGAAGCCGCGGGCGCGGAAGTAAAACCGCGCCGTAAAACCCATGTTCCTAGTGTATAGGGAACATGGTGCCTCGTTAGCGCAACGAATTCCGG